TCGCTGCCGTCGGAGAGCAGCTCGTCCATCAGGTCGCGAGGCTCACCCTCGCCACTCAGGTCAGTCAACAGGTCCGTCATTAAGCGGCTTTCCTCTCGTTAAGGGTCAAACGGTCCCGGCTCAGCAGGGATGTTCCCTGCCGCACCTCCCACACCCGAACAAGCGCTCCGGGCTCGCTCTGGGGTAGGCAGCACACCTTGTACATCGGGCCATACTCAACAACCCGCGCGTCGTCTTCCCACACCTTCGCGTCGGTCAACGCATCTTCCACGGCACGGATCAGCTTCGACAGATCCGGCGCCGTGTGTTTCCAGATCCGCAGCGGTTCGCTCGCTGGCGCCGGGAAGACAAACTCGATTGACAACCCCACCGGGCCAGTCAGCATCCGCCCACCCAGCGCCGTCTTCGCAGCCTCAACGACCGCTGCTCGCCACGGCTTAAGGGTCTTGTCCGCAGCGTCTCGGACGAACAGCCGGCCGTCCTTTCGCCTGCCAGGTATCTTTGATCCCTGCTGCGCTGGCACGCCCGCAACCCAGAACTCGATCACGCGGCCTCCTGCTTCGGGGCGCGCTTGATCGGCCAGACGCGGCCGATGCCGTCGCGTTCCTTGTCCCGGGAGACGTACCAAGCGTGTCGCTCGCGCCAGTCCGCAGCGGACTTCTCGAGGTCAATCGGGAACACCCGCGCGCCGTCGGGCTTGATGGACACGATCATGCCGCCGGCAATCTCCGGCAGTGGCTGCCGTACCGCCTCACCGTCGGGTCCGGCCACGATCATGTAGTCCACAGTCGCGCCGCCGGCTACCTGCGCGGCTTCGTCGGAGTACACGGCCTGCTTGCCAGCAGGTCCGCGGCTCTTGTAGTCGAAGGCGTACAGGCCGGGCTCGAAGCCCTTCGGAAGGTTCTTCTCCAGGCGCCACAGGCCGTCCGGCGTACAGCCATAGCCGACGCCGTTCAAGCTGCGGTTGATGCCGACGAACTCCGTCGCGTAGAGCTCCGGCTCGTAGGTCGCAAAGAAGTCCTCCAACGCGGGCTTGTATCGCTCCGCGATTGCCAGAGCCTCTTCCGGGATGTCATGCTCCAGGACGTCGGACAGGCTGAGCTTGCGCATTGGGCGCCCGTTCAACAAGTCCTCACCCCACCAGTGCACGATCGTGCCCCGGCCCGCGTCGATCTTCAGGCCGTGGTCTTGGATCGCGCGGAGCCCGGCCAGCCGTCGGCCGTGATCCCAGCCGGCGAGCGTGCGGAAGTCGTTCTCCGACGCCTGCGAGATGCGCCGCATCGCGACGTAGCTCCAGTCGGAGCCCGCCGCCTTCTTGACGCGGCTGATGCTGGGGTAGGTCGCGTCGCTCTCCGGTGCCAGGTCACACGCGGGCAGCGGGTCGGTGTACCAACGCTGACGCCCCACAGTTACGCGGAACGCATCCGGGTCTTCGGGACCCATCAGTGTCGTCAAGCGGCCACCCCCCGCGCCCGGCGTGCCTGTGCGGAGCGAAGTGCCATCTGCTGGTAGAACGACTTGCGCGCAGACGCCGCCCGCTTCGCGCGGATGTCCAAGGGCAGCTTGCCCTCCGGGTCAACCTTCTTCTCGAAGCGGTCGTACGCAGCACGGCGCGCGTTCTCTGTCGCCGCCGTGCGATCCTCGGTGTTCGCCCACCGGGCGTGTGCCGCGATGGTGGCCACCATGCGGCGTTCCTGCGGTGTGTTTGCTGCCACGTAACTCCCTTCTTGCTGGTCGGGTGTTCGTGCTCGGTTGAGCGCGGGGCGGCCGGGACTCGAACCCGGAACCTTCGATCTCAGCGGGCTTGCCCGATATCGGGACCTACCGCACACGGCGCTCTATCCATTGAGCTACCGCCCCATGCGAGTTGATCAAGCAGACTCGCGCTGCTCAGCTCCCGCCGTTCCTGCCGGCTAGCCTCCTGTCCTGGAGACCTCTCCTCTCGGCGTGTGCACGGGCAGGCGTAGGACAGTGGTCCGTGCCCGTGTATCCGGGAGCCTCGGTGTTCAGTTATCGCGTCAGGATCGCGCCAGTGCTCAGAGTCACCACCCATGACTTGTTGGGTGCTTCGTCCACGTCTCTATCGCTTCCGCGACTGGCTAGCCCGGTTGTCAGCCGTCCCTGTTTCGTGATGTCTACTAATCAGTCTAGGCCAAGGAACGGAGCTTGATAACCGCCGCGCTGTGGATCTTGCTGACCGCGGGCTGCGAGACTCCCAGGGACTCGGCGACCTCGCGCTGCGTCTCCTGGTCGCGGTCGATGCCGTACAGCCGCCGGACGACCTCTTCGTCGCGGGGCTCGAGGGCGGCCAGCATCTGCCGGACCGCGATGCGTGATTCCAGCCGCGAGAGCGCGGCCACGCCAGTCGGGTCTTCGCAGCTGTAGACGCTCTCGGCGTCGGATTCGCGGTCAAGGCTGAGCACCGGTCGGCTCGCGTTGTAGGCGGCGGCCAGCGCTCCGGGGGTGAAGTTCGTCATGGGGGTTCTTCCTCTCTGTGGTGTGTGCCGTGCCGGGGGCAAGGTCCGGGCCGCCTCGAACACAGCAAGGGGTGTGGTACTCACGCTGCGCGCAGGTGCGTCTGCTCCTGGGCCAGGCGCAGCGACTCCGTACCCAGGTTCATCAGCCGGCGTCCGATCTCCTGCAGTTCCCGGGCCAGCTCCCGGTCCGTCGTCTCTCCCACGACGTACCAGGCGTTGCCCAGCCAGAAGCCAACTGCCGCGTCCGGGTTGATCCCGGCACTCAGGATTTCCGCGGATGTCACATCCGACCCGTCCAGGTCCAGTGCCGCAGCAATCGGTGCCTCCGGATCTGCCTCCACCCGTTGGAATGCTCCCCCGTCGTGGCTTACGATGATCATGTGGTCATGCCCTTTCGTCGGACACCCGCCCCGGGCGGGCCTCTCCCCATCCGATTGCTACTGTACCACGATGTTTACTAAACACCGCTGCTTCCGCAAGTCGGCTTTCGGACCTCGCAACCTGCGGCTGCGTCTTTCCTGGTGTTTGCAGACTAGACGCCAGTTCGGCCCAGAAGGTTACGCACAGAGGGTAACCAGGGCGTTTAGTTGACATCACGAGACCGTTCGTGCCATGCTCACAGGACCAAAGTCCTACTCAACCCGAAGGGACCAACGATGGTGCGCTTACCTGATACGGGCGAGCGATACGGGGACCAGCGTCTTGTCTCTCTGCTCGCCAGCATGACCAGCCTGCCCGGCCTGTCCGTCGAAGACGAGGCGCCATTACCGGCAGCTGTCCGCGCCCGCTTCGCCGAGTTCAACCCGCCACTGTCCGACCGCACAGCGGCTAAGCTCAGCGGGCTCAGCAGCGCGATGATGAACCGCCTGCGGCGCGGCATTCCTCCGACCTGGGATTTCCGGGCCGACACCGCAACCAAGCTCGCTGATTTTCTCGGCGTCTCAGAGGCGCGCGTTCGCGAGATGGCGGCCGAGAGTGCGCGGGTGTTGCAGGCAGACAGCGAAACCGCCCGCCGCGGGTATGAGGAGCGCATCGTCTCCGACGTCGGCAACCTGTCTGAGCCGGCCCAGGCCGCGGTGTCCTATCTCGTGTCGTACCTTCTGGCCGAACAGACCGCCCGTGCTGAGATGGACCTCGCTATCCGCAACCTTGTTCGCGTTCTCATTAGCTCGGATGACGACCCGGCGCCTGCCGCGGCCATCGGCAGTGCGCTCCGATCCGCCCTCTCGCGGCCCGACGTCCCGACGCACATCAACGCACTGCCGCCCCAGGTGGTCTCAGCCCTGTCTGACGCTTTGGGCGCTGCGCTCGAGCAGTCTGCCTAGGTGGTCTCCAGCGCTTAGCTGGGCCGGTATATTTCATAGCACAGAGCTTGTCTGGCCTGTGCCTCACGCGGCTCTCTGCACAGAGCTCGCTCCTAGATTCTTACTCTTTATCCGTCCTACATGGTTGCTGCTCATTCGCCCATCTCCCCAGGTCATCGGGCTAGTTGACGCCGTGTCGTAGTATGGGTCCGGTAGCACAGAGCTTCTAGGCCGGGTATTCCGGAGATGGCTAGCCGACTAGCAAACTCGGAGGGATCGCGATGCCACGCAAGAACCACGAGGCGGTCAGTGTAGCCGCGCTCCAGGATTCCTGGGAGCTGTCGCTCCGGGCCAGCGGTAAGTCCAGGGACACCCTGAAGACCTACACCCAGGGCCTAGGAAGCTTCACTCGCTGGTGCCGTGAGCACGGCGAGCCAGAGGAGGTCACCAGGACTCGGGTGCAGGCATGGCTGACGCACCTCGTGGACACCGGACCGCACTCCACGGCCCTGACCAGACTCACTGCGGTCCGAGCGTTCGTGCGTTGGGCGGCCTCAGAGGAGGAAGTAGCCACGAACTTCCTCAATGACATGAAGTCACCCCAGCCGGCCTACAAGGTTGTCCAGCCCTACACAGAGGAGGAGCTTCGCCTCTTCTTCAGGGCCTGCCAAGGCAGGAGCTTCCTGGACCGGCGAGACGAAGCTCTCGCGCGGCTGATCAGCGAGACCGGGGTGCGGACCGGCGACTGCCTGACGATGACGCTACGCGACACTAACCTAACTGGTGGGATTTCCAAGATCTTCGGCAAAGGCTCTAAGGAGCGCCAGGTGTCGTTTGGCACCACGACTGCTCAGGCTCTTGATCGCTACATCCGCCTCCGGCGCTCCCACCGTCTCGCTCACACCGACACTCTCTGGCTGGGCGAGCGCGGGCAGGCACTCGGACCTACCGGCCTGCGCAGGAGCCTACAGCGACGCGCGGAGCTCGCCGGGCTCCCGGGCAGGTTCTACCCACACCGGCTCCGGCACACCTGGGCGTCCCGCTGGCTCGACAAGGGCGGCTCCGAACAGGGCCTGATGAAGCAGGCCGGCTGGTCCTCCCCGCGGATGGCACAGCGCTACAGCCTGGCCAACATGGAACAGCGCTCCATCGCAGAGGCCAAGCGCCTGGGGCTAGGCGACGAACTGTAAACGCGAAGAGGCCCGACGCCAGTACAGGATGGCGTCGGGCCTCACATAGGGGCGACCCTAGTATCTCACACAGGCCGGGTGATGGGTAAGCGGTTGGAGGGGATCGCCATACCCCAGCAGCACCGCTACCTGCCGTACAGTGGCTTCATCCCACGTTGCCATCTGTAGTAGCGTGCCCTCCCAGCCGTCGATACTAGACAGGCGGGCAGCATCGACAAGAAGCATCAGCTTCTGGTCCGGGTCCATGCCATCCGCCTCCTTCGGTCCGATTAGGGACCTGTCAATAGTCTGACTGTCAGACGGCACTGTGTCAAGTGACACCCCAGCGCCTTGTGCTAGCCTGTGGGCCAGCCTCTTCGGTAGGTAGATCGGCGAAGCCAATCTGTCACAGCCTGCCGAAGGGGCGTTAGTCTGTGATCATGGTCAATCACTCCGTGACCCTCGCGACCGCCACGCTCGGCGCCCGCTTCGCTGGCTACTTTCAGGTTCGGGACGTGGACGGACAGGTTGCCGTCCTGCAGCTCAACCAGACCCGCATCATGCAGGAGCGGCATCACATGCTCCGCAACGACCTGATCGACTACGCCCGATCCATCGGTCTGTTCGGCCAGATGTGCGGCGCCTACCAGGTGGAGATCACCGTGCCGCAGGGCTGGCATTCACCAGCAGAGATAGAGGAGGCCGCAGCTCGGTTCGGCCGGCTGGCCCAAAACAACAAAACCCCCGGTACCTGATCAGGTACCGGGGGTTAAGTAGGTTAGTGACGGGTCAGTTCAGACCAAGCGCCGTCCAGCACACGTAGGGACAGCATGCCAGCCGGGGCGCTCGCACCAGTCTTCTGACGGAACCAGTCGCTGCCACCGTCCAGAGCGGGCACCTGGAACCAGGTCCGGCCCGCTCCGAACTCCAGCGCGCGGAAGTGGTGCCAGTGCGCTGAGATGAGCAGGTCCGCGTCTCCGATCGGGTTGCGGCCCATCGCCTGCCCGGACAGCCACTTCTCCGCGCCGTCGCGGTTGGTGAACTGGTGCCCGTGTACGAAGCCCAGGCGCGTGCCGGCTACGTCTACGGTCAGCGACATCTCTCCACGCTGGGGGAACACGAAGCGCACGTGACCGAACGCCTGCGGCGCCAGCTTCAGTGCGTCGGCGACCGCTGCGGCGCCTTCGACTGCCCAGCTGTCCGTGCCGTGCGTGTCCTGTACGCGTGTCGTTTCGTCGTGGTTGCCGGGCACGACAGGGATGATCAGCTCTCCGCACTCGGGCGCGAAGGTCTCGATCTGGAACAGCATCAGCCGCCGGTATATCCGCAGCTGTTCTGACGGTCCAAGATCTTGCCGGGCCATCGTGCGCCCGTTCTGAGAGACGCTGCCTTCCAGACAGTCGCCAAGCCACGGCAGAACCACCACACCGCTGACCTGGCCCGCGTCCCTGAGCTCGCGATATCGCGCCGCGGCGGTCAGGGTCTTCTCACAGAATCGCTCGATGATCCCGGACGTCCCCCCGCCGTCAACCTTGCCCAGCTGCAGGTCTCCTGCGGGCACGAGGTAGGCTCCCGTGCCGGGCGCCGGCGCGTCGGGCTTCGGGGCGTCGCTGTATCGCTCAACGACGCGTAGGAGTTCGTCTACGTCCGTGGCGTCGGCGCCCCGCTGCTTCGGTACGAAGGCTGCGCGGAACGACGTCAGCCACTCCCCCTGCGCGTTCTGCCACTTCGAGCGCCTGACGTCCTTGATCAGCCAGCGGCTGGGGTCCACATCCGGGAACTCCGCGAACAGGGACTCAGGCTCCGGGTCCTCGGTGCCCGTCCGCGGCGACGTGACCACATACCCGCCGTCCGCACCGTACTCCGCTCGCGGCTGCCAGTCCTTCGGTATCGGCAGCCGCGGCTTCGGCACGGCGGCCTCCTCCGGCCCGGGCGTCGCGGCGGACACGTGCGAGACGCATCTGCACAGGCGGTCGCGGTGCTGTCGGACAGTCCCTCGGTAGATCTGAACGCCAGCAACAGCGATGATCTCCGCGGGCTCCGCGCGGCGCTCGAGCAGGGTCTGGACGCTTGCGCGCCTGTCCTCCTCCAGCCCGGCCAGCAACTCTCCGAACTTACAGGCCATCCCGCCCCTTAACTCGCGCGCTTGCGGATAGGTACTACTCGCCCGTGCTTGTGATCCGCTAGATGGTCGGCCACCCTCTCGTTCAACGTGTCGAGCAACTCACCGTGGTACTCAAACTTCTGGCCGTGCAGCTTCTGCGTGTCCAGGATCAACTGCAGCTTTTCGTTCACGCCGGCCGCGAAGCCGTTGGATACTGGCTTCACGGCGTCCTTGGCCTCCTGCACCCGAGCACGCGTCTTCCGGTTCTGCAGCCAGCCGACAAACGCGGCTGAGCCCGCCGTGAGCGCGGCTGGGATACTGGCGGATAGAATCGTTGCCGTGGTCGGGTTCATCGCAGAACCTCCGACACCTTGCGCACCGCGATCCCCGACGTAGCCACGTAGTCAACGACGTCCTCGAACAACGACGTCTCCGTGTCCGTGCCCGTCGCGCCGGTTGCCAGGTTGTGGAACAGCACGATCAGCCAGTCCCCGTTGGCCACGGCCCTGTCAATCTTCGCCGTGTAGGTCGCCAACGGAACAGTCGCGTCGGGTGCCCAGCACCGCACGCGAACCGGATCCGCGATCGGCACCGACTCGAGCGTCAGCCCGTTCAGGGTCCGCCCGCTCGCGAACGTCTGCCGAACACTGCGCTCCACCGTCGTGTCCCGGGCACCCAGCGGGTAGGCGAAGTGCTCCGCAGCCTGGAAGCCCTGGCTGTTCAGATACGCCCGTGCGGCCCGCATGTCAGCCAGCTGCTCAGCCTGCGTGAACGCCGTGTAGCCGGCGTTGTGGGTCGCAGCGGTGTAGGAGTGACTTGCCATCTCCCAGCCGCAGTAATCCTCGAGCTCGTGCGCCTGGTCAAGGTCGAAGTAGTTCACGAAGCCGGGGTCGCTGTGGTTCCACAGAGTCTCGGTGATCATGTACGACGTCGCCGTATGCCCGTAGCGGGCCATGTACGGCGCGGCCAAGGTGAACTGCGTCAGCCGACCGTCGTCGAACGCGTATGTGAACACTCCGTTCGCGTAGGTCGACTCCTGTGCGACGCCGAGCGCCCCCCAGTGGATTGTGACCTTGCTGCCGGTGTTGTTGTCGTACGCCTGCAGCTGCACGAACGTGATCGCCGCGGCGTTCGGGGTTCCGGACGCAACGACAGCGTTGGACATCGGGAGCGTCAACTTGACCCACTCGCCGTCGCGCAGATACCGCGGGGCGAGCGAAGTTTCCATCAGGTCCCAAGTCCAGAAGTCCGAACCGCTGGAGCCGGCGTAGAACTTGAAATCGACCAGGGCGTTCGGGTTCTCGACCTTGACCCAGATCACCGGCATGCCGTTGGACATGTCGAAGGCCGTGATGCCGAACTGCCCGGCCGACGTCTGCAGGCCCAGGCCCTTGGTGCGGTACACGATCGCCTGCGAACCGATCACAACGTCCGTGGTGTCCGCGCCGTCGTAGAAATCGGTGTTCGCCGGGAACAGGTTGGCGAACGGGTGGCCGCTCTGCCCGCCCCACACCATCTTGCGGATACGCACGCTCTCCGGGACCACAGGGCGGATCGCGTCGGACTTCAGGTAGCGGGCGTCGCCCTGTGCCTGCGTCAGCGTCCCGCCGGTCGCGCCGGTCGAGTACCGCGGGATCGGAAGCCACTCACCACTAGACGCCTGTACGTACAGGGCCTCAACGCCGTCCGGGCCGCTGAACTTCGGGATGTAGGGGGATCCGGTCGGCACCGTAATGGACGTGACCGCGCCGCCCGCGCTGTCCAGGAAGTCATTGACCACGGCGCCGTTCTCGGCGTCCCTGATGTCCAGCGTCACGCTTGTGTTCGGCAGCGTGACAACGGTTACGCCGTCCCCCAGCGTCGCGCTCGCGTTCAGGGAGGACACGACCCATGCGGCGAACACTCCGCCAAAGTCAAAACGAGCCACTAGCTACCTTTTCCGTTAGATGGGGCGTTCCCAGTCGATTTCCATGAACGTCTCGTAGCGCTCGCCGCCCACCCGGTGCACACTCGCACCGCCGATGATGGCCACCTGTAGCCCGAGCGTTTCGCCTTCCTGCAGCGGCACGCGGCCGTTCACCTGAACGCAGGCCTCGAAGCTTCCGCTGCGCGGTGTCAGGGAGTGCAGCACCGCGGTGCCGCCGGACGCCTGTCCGCTGGTCGGGTTCTTCACGACCCGCGCATGAAGGGTCATCGCCGCGCCGTTGCCGGCGCTGAAACGCACCTGTGCATTCACGGTGTAGAAGCCGCGCTGCGGTACTCGCCGGATCGACGAATGCCCGTCCTGTGGCCACTCGCCGTTTCGCACGTACTCCGTGTCGAACGAGCCTGCCAGCTGGTACTCGCCGTTGTGGATGTAGTTCGTGTTCGCGCCAAGGTAGCCCCGCCAGGACGGCGGGTCCTGGAACAGGCTTGCAAGTCCGACGGGCTCCAGCCGAGGCGCGGGGTCCGGAAGAACTATCGAGGAGCCGCTTGTCGCGGTCTGAATCGTCCTCAGGGCAACCTGGTACTTGCCTGTCCGCGACTTCGAAAGAGTTGGCAGGCCGCCGCCGGGCGTACCCAGAACGAGCTCGAATCCCTTGGTCCACGGGTTCTGCGTTCGATCCACGTACGCGGCAACGATGCTTCGCCGGGTCGCCGCTGCGGCGCCGGGCAAGGAACCGCTGACGGTCGACGTGCTCTCCAGAATGTGACCGGCGATGTGCATCTTGCCGGCCGCCACTTGCCAGGAGCTGCCGGAGATCGTGACGTTCAGCGCTGAGCCGGTCTCCGTGGGCAGGATCCCATCCGCGATCGGAGACCACAGAAGCTCGTGCTCAGAGTCCGTGACCGCCCCGCTGGACTCCTGCGAGTAGGGGTAGATCCGTGTAGCCATCTACAGCGCTCTCTCAATCTGGGACAGTCGATCGTTGATGCGGCGCACTGAGGCGGCCAAAGGGTCTTTGCTCGCGAGGTCCTGCGAACCAATGACGGAGGTGATCTCCTCCACGCCGGTTTCGTCCACGGTGATGCGGACTTCGCGCACCAGGTCCTGAACCTCGCCGTACGGCGTCAGCACGCTCACCTTGTCGCCAAGGTTGTAGTCGCGCCCCCAGCGAACGGTCTCCGTGTCGATGATCACGGCGCCAATCGACGACTGCGCGGCGCCGTTGTCCAGGGCGTCGTTCCCGGCCTTCTCGTATTCGGCGTTCGCCTCTGTCAGGGATCCGTCCACCTGCCGCTGGTCAACGAACTCCTCCCGGCGTTCGCCGGCGCGGGTGTATTCGCGCAGCGTTCGGTTCTGCTTCTCACCCTCAGCGGCCACAAGTGCCGCCGTGGTCACGGGCTCGGCATACTTGACGGCCAAGGACAGTACGTTCCCCAGCTCTCGGCCGAAGCGAACGCTGCCGGTCTTGTTCGCCGGCGCGCGAACCGTGAAGTCGATGAACGTGTCCATCGCATCGCGCATGTCAAAGACCAGGCCACCGCTCGCGGAGGCTGCCTTTCGCAGTGCCTCGAGCAGCGGCGTAAAGCGTTCGTTGCAGCTGATCGACGAGCCCACACCGGTCGCCGTACCCAGGCGCACGCCCGGCACTCGCCGCGCCGTCAGCGCCAAGGAACCGGCGTGGTCGTTGACCATCCGGCGCATGAGCTCTTCACCGATCATCGGGCCGCGGCGGTAGTACGCGTCGTTCAGGGTCGCGTTCGGTTGTGCGGTCCATGCCAGCGTCGGGTCCGGGTAGCAGATCCGGTAAGCCAGCCGTCCGATATCCGTATCGCCGTGCACGGTGAACATGCCCGGTCCGCCGTCTTCGTCGTCCGGGTCGGCAGACCAGTTGAACGCGCGTTCGTCAATCTGCCCGGACGCCACAACCTCGCCGTCCCGCAGCATGATCAGGCCTGTCACTGTGTCGGGCCAACCCTCAGGCGTCATCTCCTGCGGGATCTGCAACGACCAGGACCCAACCTCGTTCAGCCGCAAAGTCAAGTCCAGCGACCAGCCCCGCAGGGCACCTAGCACCTCGCGGTCCTGCCCGCGAGCGAGCAACGTCCAGCCCACTACGCAGTCTCCCAACGGGGTCTGTAGGACAGGCCGATCTTCGATACGCCCGCGGTGCCGCCGGCAATCGAAAGCTCGAGTGCGTTCGTGCCCGGGTCCAACAGGAACAGCTCGCTGGTCGGCCAGACCAGTCCACCGATCCGGTTGGTGCCCAGCGCGTTCGTCACGGTCATCCGCTCCGTGTCGATCGTGATCACCTCGCCCGAAGCAATCGACCCGAAGTTGAGCTCCGGTCCGCCAACCAGCGCGATGTTCACCGAGCTCGCCGGGCCGGTGACGGTCCAGACCGGAGAGACCTCAACGTCGCTCTCAATCAGCACCTGCTGGGACCCCAGGGTCTGATCCGGGCTGACGGTCTCGTAGGGACTCAGGTAGTTCCGCCCCGTCGCCGCGGCGAACTCCTCCCCGATGGTCAGATCCCCGTACCACCAGGGATCCGGCGCCACCAGAACCAGCACCGGGCGAATCCGGAACGCGCCGAGCGTGCCTTCATCAGCCCAGGACAGCCCATCCTGATAGATCGCCTGAAGCTCCCGCCAAGAGCCGTCTCCGTGCGTCACGCGCATCGTGCCGGGCTTGGGTCGCCCGGCCCTGGGGGTGGTTGCCAGGAACAGCCGAGTCACGAGGCGCTTCAGGGCAAGGTACTCGTCCGCTGTCTCGCCACTGATGTCCAGCGGCAGGGTCAGCAGGCGTTCCTCCGCGTGACTCCAGCGGGCATCAGCTCCGCCCTGACCTAGCCCACGTAGAGTCAGCGCCCGGGGGGCGGCTCCAAATCCGTCCGCCCCCGCGAGCGCATGCAACGACTCGCCGGTGATGGTCAGCACCTCGCCGTTCGGCGCGGTCCACGTCAGCTCCAGGAATTCCGTGTCCGCCGGCGGCGGCGGGGGCGGCGTCTCCGTCTGCGTTGCGATCAGGATCGGCATCTAGCGTGGCCTTCCTACTCGCTCGCGCAGCTGTGCGACTCTGCTGACTTGACCAAAGGTGCGCTCGTTCAGATCGATCCGGCGCATGTTGAACGTGTAGTCGTAGTTCGCCGTCGTCGGCTTCCCACCGGCCCCGCCATACGCTCCGGCGAACATCGGCATCTGCTGCCAGGGCTTCGCACCGGGGCGCGTCCAGGGGTTCTCGCCGGCGACAAGGCCAGCCATGATCGCGGAAGTCTGTGCCGCACTGGAGATCCAGGAGTTCTGGCCCTCCACCCGCAACTCAGGCCCGTGCTCCCCGACGATCGAAACGTCCCCGGCCCTCAGCGGCCCGCCAACAGCACGCTGCTTCGGCGGTGACTTCTGCCCGCCCCGCTTCGGGTTCGTGTCCCGGATGGAGGAGTAGAAGTCCGTGTGGTAGACGTTCACGTAGCTGCGGACCGTCTTGCCGTTGATCTGGTACCAGGTGTCCTTCAGCGCCTTCGCCTTCGCCAGCGCGGGGTCAAGGCCCGGAGTCTCCACCTTCGTGGAAACGTTCTTCGGGATGCCCAAGACCTCGGAGACGTAGGCCTCCGCGCGCTTCTCAGACCCCAGGTACTTCGCCGCCATGTCGACAAGCTGCCCGCGAGCATCCTGCAGGACCTTGTTCGCCGACTTCTGGTTGCCCGTCAGTCGCATCGTCTGTTCGGCAACCGCGCCGGCGCTCTCCCAGACGGCCATCAGCACGGCGTCGTTGTCGCGGCCGGCCTTGGAGTTCAGGTCAAACGCGTCCTTCATGCCCTTGGTAGCCGCGTCGCCGGACTTGACTTCCTCGCGGTACTTCTTCAGCCGCTCGGTCACAGCGTCCAATGCCTCTTGGTACTGAGACTGCGCCTCGCGCGCTGACATCGTGCCGTTCAGCAGCTCGAGCGCGTCCTTCAGATCCTTGGTGCGCTCTTCCATCATCTTCAGGGCTTCGGCCGCCGGCGACAGTGCGTCTTCCTGCTCCTTGACGGCAGCAGTAGACATGTTGGTCGCTTCGGCCATCGCCGCCTGTGCGTCGGCGTTCTCGGCACCTGCTTCGGCGTCCTGACGCTTGCGCTTCTGCGATTCGTCCAGGGCGACTCCGCCCTCGATCAAGGCCTGCCGGAACCGGTTCACGGTCTCGGTGCTGGCGCTGCCGGTCTCCCCGGCCTTCGCCCAAGCCTGCTCGAAGGTGTTTGTCTTGCCGGTAACCGTCTCAATTGCGCTGCCCTGGTTTACCAAGGCGTCGGCTACAGCCTGATTCGCCGCTTCGGCAGTGTCCAGCTTGCTATTCACCCGATCAAGCGCATCTGCGTCGTTGAGGTATGCCTTTGTCAGATCCTCAATGCTGATGCCGTGCTCTTCGGCAAGGTCTAGCAAGCCCTTCTGTCGCAGTTCAGCGGCGGCCCAGGCGTTCGAACCCTCGGTCACCGCGCCCGTCTGCGCGTCCAGCGTGGCGGTCAGTTCCTCCACACGCCGCCGCGCCTCAGACTGCTCCTGCGCATAGCGGCCAACAACAAAGGCTGCCACACCCAACGCCAGCCCCAGCGCACCAAAGCTCAGCGTCGCTGCGCGCCCCGCCGCTCCCAGGCCAATCAGCGCGGTGCGGAAATCCGCCAGGGCCGTTACTGCCTTGATCGAGCCGGCCGTGACAAGTCCGGTCGCCCCAAGCACGATCGTGCCCATCAGGACCGCGGACTGCGCGCCGTTCGGCAGCTCCGAGAACTGGTCAATCACCGCTGTCAACGACTGAACGACATCCCGCGCGAAGGTGTTCGCGCCCTCGCCGCCCTCAATCAGGGCAGTCTCGAGCGAGCCGCCTAGCTTCTCGACGTCGCCCTTCAGGTTGTCGGTCTTGATAGCCGCGGTCTCCATGGCAAAGCCGGCGTCGTTGACCTTGTTCGTCCAGGACTGAATGCCCTCGCCGCCCTGGTTGTACAGAACGGCCGCCGCGCGGATCGCGTCGCTTCCGAAGATGGTTGCCAACGCGCTGTTGCGCTGCTCCTCGGTCAGGTTGCCGAGCCGAACCTTCAGCTGCTGAGCAAGGTCCGTCATGCTGACGAACCCGCCGCTAGAGTCGTACGCCGTGATACCCAACTCGGACATCAAGCCGGCGGCTTCTTTGCTCGGGTTCATGAGCTGCAACAGCATTGTCTTCAGGGACGTGCCGGCGTCCGAGCCGAGCAGCCCCGCCGACGCGAAGGCGGCCAGCGTGCCGGTCGTCTCTTCGATCGATAGTCCCGCCTGCCCGGCCACCAAGCCGCCCTGTTTCAGCGCCATGGCCAGGTCCGAGACCTCGCCCTGTGCCTTGCCGGCGCCCGCTGCCAGGAGGTCCGCGATGTGCGGGACGTCCTTGCCGGACAGTTTGAACTGCGTCATCGCCGTTGCCGCGATCTCCGCGGCGTCCGCTACCTCGAGCTCGCCAGCGGCGGCCAGATCCAGCGCGCCGTTCAGCGCGCCGCCAAGGATCTCCTTGGTGCTGACGCCAGCCTTCGCGAGGTTCTCGATCGCGCCGGCGGCTTCTGTCGCGGAGAAGGCCGTGCGCTTACCGGCGTCCAGAGCAGCGGCACGTAGCGCGCCCATCTCGCCGGCGCTCGCGTGCGTGGCCGCCTGTACCCGGGACATGCTCGCGTCGAACTCAGCGAACGACTTCACGGCCAGGGCCGCAGCGCCCAACATCGCAACGCCGAACAGTCCGGCGCTGTTGCTCAGCTGGTCAAGGTCTCCCTTGTGCTTGCCGGCGCCGTCCAACAGCTTGCGGTTGAAATCTCCGACTGCCTTGCCTGCTGTCCGCATGCCCGCGACGAATCCGCTGACCTTGGCCAACAGGCTGACCGCAACAGTCCTATTCGCCACGGGCAATCCTCACTTGCGTTCTGCACTCCACAGGAGTGCGTGATTGTGTTCCGCTTCCGCGTAAGGTTTCTGCGCGACAGAGACGGCTGTGCAGAGGTGACAGCGGCGGGGCAGGCCTACGTGCCACCTGCCTTCAGACGCCGGGTCTGTGGTCTCGCTCAGCTGCCCGCCGCAGCCGGGGCATGTGTCCGCCTCGAACTCAACAAGTCCGAGCATCAGGCCGCGCTCGTCCGGGTCCCACTCGACTTCCGTGCGCGTTATCGCGCGCTCCAGGCGCCCGTCTTCGTCGTACTCGTAGACGGTCTCTGTCGACGGCTCCCAGCCGCTCAGCCGCTTGTGACTGATGCCCAGCCGGGCAGCCGCCTCTACCTCGCGGCGGAGCCCCGGAGCAGAAGCGAGGCGGCGTGCGAGAAAGGGACGGAAACTTCGTCCTGGTTCAGTTCCACCGCGGCGTTCTGCAGGTGCATCCACTGGTTCGCGGTCAGCGCCTCGCTCAGCGCCTCCCACTGCTCTTCGGACAGCACCGGGTCAACGATCGACTCTCTGACCAGATCGTCAAAGTAGGTGTCGATGTTGAACCCCATCGCCCTGTCGTCGGCATTCCCCTCGCGTGGCGCGTGCGTCACCAAGAACTGACGAAAGTCCTTGCGGGACTTCGCTCGCAGTCGGAACGTCACCGTGGACTCGGCCATCTCCTCGCGAAGGGCTTCCATTCGCTTCGCGATCGCAGTCGCCTCCGGGTTGCCGACAAGGCGGTCCAGCGGCGTGTCCTTGGTCGCCAGCATCTCGGCTTCCAGCCGCTCGAACTCGGCAGCCAGATCGCCACGCAGGCAAAGGGCGACCGTGGACTCGGGCAGCTTCGCGGCGGCGAGCAGGGTCGTGACGTCCTTGGCGGGCTTGGGCTTCGCAACACGTCGGGTGTTGGACACAATGATCTCCCGGTGGTTGTGTCAGGTGATCCCGGTCAGAAAGAAAGCGCGGGACGGGACCGGGAAGCCCGCCCCGCGCTTACACTCATCAGGCCGCGACGGCCTTGCGCTCCTGCACGCGCCCGGTCACGAACAACTTCTGGCTCGTCTTCAGAACCGAGTTCGCCTCAGGCGGCATGTCGGAGCGCTTGCCGCACTTCACAGGCCAGACGTCGACCTTCTGCGTGGTCGCCACGAACGCGGTCGCGTAGGGGATGCCACGCCGAACCACGATGTAGCCGGCCGTGCCAGGAACCAGCGTGTCGTACGCGTCGTTGTCCTCAGCCGTGTTGCTGTTGTCGATGTAGGTGACGGACAGAGTTCGGCTCGAGCGGCCAGGCTGCTCGAAGGTCTCCGTGTCACAGAGCCGGTCGTCACTGATGACCTGCTCGTCAAGGCCGGGCGTGAAGCCGTCGGCCGACAGGTAGCACGAGAGGTCAACGACGGATGCGCCGGTCAGTTCCGCAACGGTCGGTGCGGTAGTGACCGCAATCGTCGGGACCCAGACAACCTTTACGTTGCCGTCTGCCGGCGTGGAGGGCAGATCTGCCACTAGTTCTCCAAGGGTTTGGTGTTCTTCCGGCGCGGACGGCGCGCGGGCATAGGGTTCCCGGTTATGTCGACGCGGTGCTTCGCGGGGCGGGGATCCCTGCCCTCGTTGGGCGGGTAGTCCGTCAGGACCTCCACGCGCCCATCTCGCACGCGGGCGTCATCCTCGTGCAAGTCGTACTCGTGCCGTGTGTCTCTGTCGCGGCAGCGGACCCAGACCACTACGCACCTCCTGCGGGGGTTGCTTGCCAGGTCCACGCGTCGATCGCGTCGAAGACCGGCTTTCCGGTCGACTCGTCTCGCTGTGGCGGTAGCCCGACGTCGTGTCGGATCGGCCAGGACTGCCAGTCGGCCACTGTCGGCGTGACGTCCAGCAGCGCGGTTCTCACCTTGTCCGCCAGCCGGCGCGCCGCCGTCGGGTTCGGCGCCACACTGTGGGTAGTCACCCTCAGCAGGCTCGCCGTTGTCTGGGCCGTGAGCCGGTCCGATCGCTCGGTGTCCGCCGAGAAGTAGGCAACGACGTAGGATCCCGCGGTGTTCTGCGGGACACTTCCGTCGTAGACCGTCAGGTTCGGGGCAGCCTCAAGCAGCGCCAGCACAGCTGACGCGTGGTCGTCCAGCACTATCTCTCCAGCAGCTGTCTGAGGCAGTCGGCCAGCGCCTGCTCGAACTTCGGCGTTTCCTTGGTCAGGGCCGGTCCGCCGGCGGGCATCGGCGCGTTGCGCGGCGTGCCGAATTCGTAGATGTTGCCCAGCGCACCAGAGCCGCGGCCCTTGTCCGGGCCGATCTCCGCACCCAGGCCGCCGCGCTCTATGTCGTAGCTGACCGCTCGGTGCAGCGCGGGGGCGTGCCGGTGTCCCTGCCAGCCCTTAGCCCAGTCCTGCTTGATGTTCTGCGCTCCGCGCTTCACGACCTTGCGGACTTCGGGCACGGCACGGCCGCTGACCTTTCCCAGGTCAACGGTCAGGCGCTTCAGCTCGCTGTCCAGGACCTCGAACATCAGCTCACCCGCTCTTCCACGGGCAGCCGACGCGCAGTCAGGTCGGTCTTGTGGGACAGGTTGTCCACACGGAAGTGCTTGCCCACCAGATCAGCGTCTCTTGATGCCGTGATCTCTACGTCATCGTTCGCAGCCGCCGCCGTCACCGAAACCGGGATGTGTACCTCTAGGGTCAACAGGTCAACGCGCTGTTGCCCGGAGTTCGGGGATGACGTCGCGACGGCGCGCGACATGACCCGGCATTTGCCGGTGTAGATGGTCACGAACACCGGGGTTACGTGGCCATCAGCGTCCGTAGTCTCACCCGTCTGCCGGCGAATGACACAGGAGTCCACCATGCGTGCCTCTGCCATACGCTGCCCTCTGGCTAGCGTTCCCTGCAGGGTCACCGCGTGGTCACCATCCCTGTGTTACCGCCGAACCGAGCACGCAGCCACCTACGGGTCCTCTCCGGGAGCTCCATAACCGTGGCCACGGCTTCGGCGCCTTGGGCGTACTGAACGCTGTAGTCATCGATCCGTTCGGCAATGACCCCGGTCCGCGCGGCGTAGCCCTCGGTGGCAGCGTTCAGGCCGGCTGCGGCCAGGCTGCACACCAGGTCAACCACGTCCGCGGGGACTTCGGGCATTCCGTGGGTGTAGGTGATCTCCAGCGAGACGGGCTCTCCGGGGCATCCGGAGGTCCACCCGCAACGACGCCACAGCCGGCCGTTGTCCAGCTTCCAGTCAGTCACCGCCGAGCCGTCAAGCTCGACTGTCGCGACCGCCTGGACAGGCGGACCCGGCAGCGGGACGCGTGTGTCGTCCCATGTGCCGGTCAACGTGACTGTGGACGTCGTTTCGGAGATCGGAGACCCCGCGGCGCCACGCACGGAGGCCGACGCGACGGCGAGCATCGCGACAACGCGTGCTGTTTCCGTCGTGTCGACGCCGCGCGCCTCGAGGTCCTCAGCAGAGGCCAAAGGCGTAAGCGCCACGGGGTTCTCCCTTACTCAGATCAGGCCGGGTTCTCGCCGATCGTCACGTCGGCCAGCGCGAGCTGAGCCGGACGCACGACCTTGGCGCCGTAGAGGTGAAGACCCCGGATGCCGTCGCCGAAGCTGTTCTCGAGGCGAAGGGCCTCGGTCTCGACAATCTGCTCGGCGTAGGTCGTCGCCATGCCGTGGCCGGCGACGATCGAGTACACGTTGGACGCGACCGGGACCGTGTTCGACTCGAACACGTCGAAGCCGGCGGCGCGGCCGACCAGACCGTTGCGCAGACCCTCGGTCGAGCCGGAAGCGTCAGCGCGGATGAAGCGGTCGTCCTTCAGCAGAAGGGCGTACAGCTCCGGAGGCACGACGATCCAGCGGCCCTGCTGCGGAGTCTTGCTCCGGGTCAGCGCCGTGCGGAAGTCCACGAGCAGGTCATAGACGTGCGTCTCGCCGGTCTCGTTCGCCGTGACGTCGTTCGCCAGAACGAACTTCGCACCCAGGTCGGTCGACGTGCCGTTCGCCGCGGCGACCATCGCAGTCACCAGGTAGGTGTCAGCGTCAACCGCGAGGTTGTACGCCGCGCCCTGCGACGTGCTCTCCACGAAGCCGGACAGGGCCTGCCGGCGGTCGATGTCGTCGACCGTGAAGGCGAAGTAGTCCGCCTGGTCCACGACCAGCGCGCGAGTCGCGTCGGTCAGCAGGTCCCAGGTGATCGTGCCGTTCTTGGTGTAGGCGCGAGTCGCCGGATCCGAGAACGACGTGATGTGAACAGTGTCGCCCGCAACGCGGATGTCACCTTCGTAGTCACGGTTGATCATGCCGGGCTGCCCGTAGACCAGCTGGTCCCGCAGGTTCTGCAGGATGCTGGCGGACCAGATCTCCGGGATGAAGTTGGAAATAGCCACTTAGGCTTAGCTCCTTGTCAGCTCTTGCCGCTCATCAGGTCAGTCAGCTGACCTGCCGCGCGGGCCTTGTTGATCGCGTCAGCGGACATGCCGGCGAGATCTGCTCGGGTTAGCTGTGCGGGTTTCTGCGGGTCCTTGCGAGCACCGCCGTCCGCGCCGCCCTGGAACCTCGGAGCCGTTGCGGCTGACAGGTAGGGCTTGTTCTTGAGTAGGTTGTCAATCGCGTCGGTCAACGCTTCGGCGTCAACTTCGCCTTCCGAGCCAACCTCGAACTCAGACAGGTTCAGGAACTTGAGGGCGTCGCCCGGGTCCGACAGCTTGCCGGCCGCGGCGGCCCGGATCTCTGCCTTCAGGATCCGCTCGTTCGCCTTGGCAGTCGCTTCAGCTTCCGCCTGCTCCCGCGCCTCGCGGGCGGCCTTGGTCGCTTCGTCCTCGCCGCCGGCCTCCAGGCGGGCGATGCGCTGCTCGAGCGCCTCGCGGGCGGCCTTCGCTTCGCGGGCTTCCTTCTCAGCGGCCTTGCGCCGCTCCTTCTCCGCGTACAGCGCCTTCTCGCCAGCTGGGCCAAGCGGCTTGTCTTCGGTCTCGGCGCCTTCCTGCTTCGCGCCTTCGCCCGTTTCGGAACCCGCGGCCGGGTCGACCTCGGTCGTGGTTTCCTTTTCAGCAGTTTCCTGCTCTGGCACGTGATCTCCCATTGCGGTTTCGATCAGATGATGTAGCCGAACCGCCGCAGAAGGCGGATCGCGTCTTGCCGGGACGTTGCGTCCTGGTAGATCTGCTCGGGCATCGGGCGGATGGTCCCTCGCTGGGAGCCTCGCGCCGTGCCCTCTCGGGTCAGCCGCTTGCCGCCAGCGGAATAGATCCCGCGGCGTGCGTTGACCACCTTCGAAATGTCGGCACCGTCACGGATCGCTTGCGCGCCGTCCTTGCCGAACACCTTGTTCTGTTCGCTCTCCGACAGTCGTCGAAAGTAGAGCTCCGGATCCGTGCGCAGGTCGCCCGCGACGTTCTCGGACGCAGGCACGTGTACGCAGTCGCACAGCGGATGCCGGTTGAATCCCGAACTCCAGCGGTAGAACCGGCCGGCCAGGATCACGCACCTCGCGCACGAGGGCACGGACAACATGCGCACGTACCCGCCCGCGTGCGGACGCGCCGTCGTGGCCACGCCGTCGGCGACGCGTTGCGCGTCCATGACCTGCGTTCCCACTAGCAGGCGAAGGCTGGCCTGTCCGGTCAGCAGAGCTCGAGACTCCGTTGCGCCCCTGCCGATCGCGGTCTTCGTGGACGTGACCGCCGAGTACAGCAGAGACCCAAGGTCCCTGCCGTCTGAGGCCACACCCGCGAGCATCCGCGGGTTCACCGTGCCGGCCGCGTCGTTGTCGATGTCCATCTGCGTCAGTACGCGATCGGTGTAGGCGTCGGCGTCCCGGGCGGCGGCCAACTGTGCCAGCGTGACCGCGTTCAGGATCGCCGGCCCGGCCGACAGCCACGAAACGTCAAGGTTCCGGACGCTCATCGCCCGGCGCCAGATCGCCTGTGTCGCGCGTTCCGTACGCCTGCGCAGGCGTACGCCGGCCTCGTAGTGCTTGCGGGCCAGCTCTTCGGCCCCAGGCATCAGGCCGCCAGATCGTCAGGAGCCTTGGGCTGCTCTTCCGGGGCGCCGGGCTCGAGCTGCCGTCCGAGGGCGGCAACCGGGTCCATGGCCATCTCTTCCTCGCGGCGCTGAACCTCGCGCTCTACCTCCGCTGGCGTCATGCCGTAGCGTTCGGCCAGCGTGCGGAAGGAGAAGCCAACCGTCTTCAGCTTCAGCAGGGCGTCCACCAGCTGCGCTTCCGAGCGCGACTCGATGTCCCGCCAAAGAACCTCGCCCCGGGCAATGTCCTTCGCCTTCGCCTCGTTCTTGCGCACGATCTCAACCAGACGAAGAACGTCGCGGATCGCTCGCCCGAAGTGCTGCGTCTTCTCGGCCGTGCGCTTGATCAGGCCAGTTTCCGCAGCCTTCAGCGCGTCCGCAGACAAGTTGGCCATCTTGCCGACCAAGTAGTGTTGCGGCGTTCGCGTCTGCGCGGCGATGTGCGAGACCGCGACGTCGATTACCGTCGTGTAGGCGGACAGGTCGGCCGCGCTGAACTCGCCGATCTTGGAGTTCGGGTCCTCGAAGTAGAGCAGCCGCTTCACCGAGAACTTCTCAATGTCCACGGGGCGCTCACCGATCTGCTGCCCGGACGCGTCGAGCACCGGGATCATCGGGCGCTCCATGCCCATCAGCACGCGCTGCGGGAAGGACGCGTAGTCGCTCGCGTTCATCAGGTACGCCCACTGCGTGTTCAGCGCGTCCTGCATCGCGACCGTGCCGGCGATGTCGGAGATCGGCTCACCCAACAGGCGCGGCCGGTTCGCGAACTCCACTACCGGGACCTCGTTGAACGGGTTCGGCAGCGGCCAGGGCTCGCGAGTAGGCAGCCCTTCTCGCGGTTTCCAGCCGTCCGTCGCGCCCACTACGTACACACCTGAAGGCGTGCGGTTCGAGTCGTCCACGCGGGTCCGCTGGAACTTCCACAGGAAGTCCGGCATGTACAGCGTGGCGTACTCGATCGGTCCATCGCCCCAGATCTTCGCCGCCGCTCGCCGGCGCCTCGAGCCCGGCACGTAGTCCACGATGCACTGCGACGGGTGTTCCCAGGTGATCTGCGGCTGGTCGTCGCTGTCCGCCCACACAATCGCGAAGGACCGCTTGCTGATCACCGCGTCCAGGAACGCCTGATCGCACATCGCGTCCGACTCGGAGTCCAGCCAAACGTCCCAAAGATCCAGGTCGCCCTTGCTGTCTTCAGATCCTCGTGGGCGAATGCCAACGGGCTCCAGCCGCTCAGTGGGGGCTTCGGCCACCACGCCACACCAGTTATCAGAGAAGCCCTTGTACTGCACTGCGAAGGACTTCTTGAACTCTTCTGACGCGAACCTTAGCGAGTGCTCGCCTCGGTAGTAGTCGTCGAACTTCTTGATGTCCGGCAGCCGCAGACGCAGCAGGTCCGATAGCCTGTTGAGGGTTTCGATCGCCTCTTCAGCCGTGGCCATCTAACTCCTTATCAGGCGGCGTAGGTGTAGTAGCGCTTGCGCCAAAGCTTTGCCAGGGTGACGTCACCCCAGGCTTCGTGACAGACGACCGAGCTCACGCAGGCGTCAATCTTCTGCGCGGCGGTCGGCTTGGCCAGGACATAGCGGTCGCTCGGTCGCGCGGCCTTGCGCGCGTTGCGCACGTGCCGGGCCGTGATCTCACAGCCGTCGTGGTGGAACTCGGAGTCCTGCTTACGGATGTCGGTCAGCAGGCGCTCCACCGCGGCGTGCATCTGCACGGGGCGGTAGGTCTCGAAGCGGATGACAGTCTTGTCGCCGAACTTCTCAGCCCAGCGGTCAATCTCGGACTCCCAGTAGGGCGGGTCAACGTAGAAGCGCAGAACCTTGTACTTACGCATCAGCTCGTCAACCGCCGCGTCCACCTCGAGCCGCGGGACCTGGCCTTCGTAGTCCTCCGGGTTCCAGATGCACGGCTTGTTGTCCGGGCCATAGGTCGGAGTGAACTGGTAGCCGTCCTGCGTCTCCGCGCGGATGACCGTCCAGTCCTTCGTGTCTGAGCCGTCCATGCCCAGTACGACCTGCGGCTTGTAGCCAACGCTCTTCGGGCGGGCGCGGGCGTCCCATTCCTCGCCGGGGCACCAGGTCTCCGTGCCAGCCACAACGCGGTTTCCGTAGAACCGCTCAGCCTGCGCGGCGTCCTTCTCCGCGAGCTCCGCGGCTTCCGCTTCGATCGCGTCCAGCGGGACCCAGGTCACGCCCTGCTCGGTGTAGTTGAACCGGTGGATCTGCCGGCGCTCTTCCTTGTTCGTGTAGGACAGGTGCGCCGGCGGCTTCGGGAACCAGTGCAGAATGTCGGGCGCGTTGGACTCGTCCGTGCGCTGCGCGACGCTCTGCTCGCTCGGGTCGTAGGCGTTGGTCGTCTCGCACGACCGCCCGCCCATGCCCGCGAGACCACGCCGCTGAGTCTCAGCGACTTTGATCATCTTGTTCTGCTCGGTCCAGATGCCCGTCTCGTCCTGCGCGACGAACGTGACACGCTGCCCCAGCCGGGACTGCGCGCTTGAGGTCACCGTGTCGATGCGACCGCGGTTCGGCAGGCGGGTGAAGCTCTCCCCCACCTTCGGGATCAGGTCCTGCAGCGGGCCGTCCTGAATCATCGGACGGAGCGCGTCGTAGATGTTGCCGGTCTGTTCCTCGCTGAACGCCGTGATCTGAATCAGCGGCGTGTTGCGAGGTACGGCCATCGCTTCGCCGGGCTCGTACTCGTACGACCAGTCGCACATGCACTGCGGCGGACAGACATAGCGCTCGCCGCCCTGTGCCCAGCCGTTGAACACGGTCGGGCCTACGCCCTCAGCGCAGATCTGCGCAGCCGTCGCTGGTCCCTTGCCCGTCTTCTGGGCCATGATGACCTGCGCGCGCCGGTAGTGGAACGCGGTCGACAGATCGCCGACCTGCGCGTCCGGGCGTAGCCGGTAGTAGTGCAGCAGGAACTTGCCCTGCCAGTCTGCGGGTACGAACGGGTCGCCGGCGTTCAGGCCGTCGGGGATTACGCAGTGCGCCTGAATCCAGTCATAGACGACCCAGAGCGTCGGGAAGTCGATCGGTGCCGCGGTCGGGTCACTGGTCACTTACCCGCCCGGAATCGGTCCTTCGCGGAGATCACGTTGCCGGAGACCGGGCCGCTGTACTGAGAGCCCGTCGTCGGCGCGGCGATGACCCAGCGGTTGCGGTGTAGGCCGGGCAGGGACAGGCCAAGGCCTTCCTGCATCTGCCGCACCAGGGTGCCCAGGGTCACCGGGGCGTCCGGGCGCTCTACCTCAACCAGCCGGCGGACGTACAGCGCGACCTCGAGCTCCTGCCCGTTCCGCTCCCACATGATCGCCTGCGGGCGCTTCCACTCGGTCTCCCAGAGCTCGCGCTCGCGGTCGGTCGGATGGGGCAGCGGCCAGTCCGGCGCGTCGCCGGTTCGTCCGGTCGCGGGGAGGGTCTGCCAGCCGGCGTCGTCTTTACGGTCCCGGCGCAATGCCTGAGGATCTGGGGCGGGTCCGGATGTTGCTCGAGCTCCACCAGAGGCCATGCTGTCTCTCACCTCCGTCCGCGTTGCGCGGGTGTAGGCTGTGTCCCACTCGTTGCGAGGGGGAGGAAATGCGAAAGGCTCTGTTCGCCGTCGTTGTTGCAGTGCTAGGTCTGGGGATCGCCGTTGCGGCGCCCCAGGAGCGCCCGTCTTCGGGCAGCTCAGAAAGGTCTTGGGAGTCCTTAGAAGACTCGGTGCACGTCGGAGTGCCCGACGTGTTCGAGGGCTGGGCTGGCTAGGCGGCGTACGCCTGATAGCGGCGGCCCGCCGACTTCGGCACGGCCGGCGCGACGATTTCGACGCGGGGATTCCTCGGGTGCTTGATCCCGGTTCCGCTCGGCACCCAGCCGAGTTCCCGCGCTATCTGCCGCAGCTTGTGTTCGTCGCGTCGGTCTTCCAGCTTCAGTGCGCCATTGTCGGTCATACCGACCTTCACGCCCCGGGCGTTGGCACGGCCCAGCAGCTGTCGCAGCGGCACTTTGTGCTCCTTTGTCCGGATCCCTGAACCTGGTCAAGAGTCTTTGAACCTGACAC